CAATCAGCCCGCAGAAGCCGACAAAGACGGCGGGCAACAGGTTCTTCTTGATGCCGGCGCCGAGCGTCCACCAACCGACCGTCCACCACAACGCCTTGCGTTGCCCCGGTGCTGCGCGCTTTGCTGCTTGGACGCGTTTGATTTCGCGGAACAGCGCCTCAAGCGACTCGTTCAGTTGATTGTTCATTTGCTTGCCACCTTTGCTCACTCCGACTTCTCGGCTGTGACCAAGCCGATCTCGCAATCTGCCGTGGCAGCCTGCGACGAGATGAAGCCCATGCTTTCCTCCAGGAACCACGTCGACGTGTGGGGCGGGATGCGGCGGTAAATGGTTTTGTTGGGGCCGCCGATGACCGTCCCCGACTCGCCACTGACGTGGCAACGTATTTCGATATCCCGGACGCTGTATGGGTTGTCGTTGTCGACCTGAAAGTCGGCGATCATCACACTGTCGAAGCCGCCTTTGCGCCACTGAAAGTAAGCGATGTGGACCTTTGGTCGCCCTATCATGCGTTGGTCGCCGCCGCCCTGACTGTGCGAGGCGGGGTTCTGGTTAGACATCCCGGCGATGACGACCAGCACACCGAGGCAACCCCACAAAAACCGTCTGCGGTTGCGGCGCGCTTGCGCTTGGGTCAATGGCGGCAGCGGCGGCTGGGGTCGGCTTCTCACGGCGCCACCTTGACGATGCAGATCACGGCGGCTGCCTGTGCTGGTGTCATCATTGCTGCTTCCGTTGTCAAAAGCCGGGCCGCCTTGCAGAGCGGTCCAAGACCACTACACACACGCACTTGTCCATCCTACAGTCCAGACGAGTTCGCGGTTAACTAGCGGGATTTGCAATGCTCTTAATGCGCAGCTATTGCGCCTCGTCGGGCGGTCGCCTATACTCCGCGGCATGCGACGCGGCCGGCCACAACAGCTCACGTTTCCGCAGTGGCGAGAGCGCCTCGGCCTCAGCACCACCGAGGCGGCCAACGCGCTCGGCCGCTCGGAGCGCCAGGTGCAGTATTACCAGGCCGGCGCCGACATCCCGCGCGTCGTGGGGCTCGCGATGCTCTACCTGCTCGAGCACCCAGAGGAGCTGCCGCAGCAACAATTTCCATAAGGTGGCGCGGTGAGCCGCCGACCGTTTGCGCCCACCCAGGAGCAGCGCGACAACGTCGAGGCCATGATCGGCTTCGGCCTCACCGAAGAGGAAATCTGCTCGCTGGTCAAAAATCCCGAGACCGGGAAGCCCATAGACCAGAAGACGCTACGCAAGCATTTCAGGGCGGAGATCACCGCCGGTGCGGTCAAACTGAAAGCGCTGGCCGGTCAGCGGATCACCGCGACCATGCTCGGGCGCCCGGGCGGGATTAGAGACCCGCGGGCGGAAGCAACGCTTCTCATCTTTTTCGCCAAGACGCGGATGGGCTGGAAGGAAACCACCATCCAGCAGCACAGCGGCAGGCTAGAGGTGTCTGTTGTCCGAGAACGTTTCATACGTCGAGTTACTCGCCTCGCTGCCGACGCCAGAGCGGGCGAAGCTCTTCGCGACTCTGAGTGACGACGAAGTAGAACTGCTTGCGCAGGATTGGGAAATATGGGCCCGGCCTGAGCAGCGGCCGCCGCCGGGCGATTGGCGGACCTGGTTATTGCTGGCGGGCCGCGGCTTTGGCAAAACCCGCAGCGGTGCCGAATATGTCCGCAGCCAGGTCATCCAGCACGGCCGCCGACGCATTGCATTGGTGGCGCCAACCGCAGCCGACGCCCGAGACGTCATGGTCGAGGGCGAAAGCGGCCTGCTCGCGGTGGGGCTTGAGCACGAGCGGCCGCGTTACGAGCCGTCAAAGCGTCGGCTGACTTGGCCGAACGGCGCGATTGCCACGACGTACAGCGCCGACGAGCCGGAGCGTCTCCGCGGACCGCAGCACGACTTCGCGTGGTGCGACGAGCTGGGTAGCTGGCGCTACCCGGAAGCCTGGGACATGCTGATGTTCGGCCTGCGACTGGGCGATGACCCACGGGTCATCGTGACCACTACGCCGAAACCGAACAAGATCGTCCGCGAGCTGGTCGCCGATCCAACCACGGTGGTGACGCGTGGCTCGACTTACGACAATCGGCGAAACCTGCCACCGCAGTTTCTGCAGCAGATCATCAAGAAATACGAGGGCACGCGTTTGGGCCGCCAGGAGATCAACGCCGAGATCCTCGACGATGTGCCGGGTGCGCTGTGGAACCGCAAGCTGATCGAGGAGATCCGCTGGCCGCGCCACAAGGTCGTGCCCGATCTGATCCGCGTCGTGGTGGCGATCGACCCCGCTGCCACCAGCGGTGAGGACGCCGACGAGACCGGCATCATCGTCGCCGGCACGGACGACGAGGGGCACGGTTTCGTGCTCAACGACAGCTCCGGCCACTACTCGCCGATCGAGTGGGCGAAGATCGTCATCCAACTCTACCGCCAGCACAAGGCCGACCGCGTCGTCGCTGAGGTCAACAATGGCGGCGAGATGGTCGAGGCGACCTTGCGCATGGTCGATCCCAATGTGCCGTACACCGCGGTGCACGCCTCGCGCGGCAAGGTAGTGCGCGCCGAGCCGGTCGCGGCGCTCTACGAGCAAGAGCGCGTGCACCATGTCGGTGCGTTTCCGATGCTCGAAGACCAGATGTGCGGGTTCACTAGCGATCTCGACCGCAGCGCAGCGGGTGCCTCACCGGACCGCGTCGACGCGCTGGTGTGGGCCATCACCAACCTGCTGGTCGAGCCTATGGCCGGCTTAGGGATTTACGAATTGTACCGCCAGCAGGCGGCGCGACTGGAAGCGGCCAAGGTCAAGCCGCCGCCCGCACCGACGCCGCAGCCGGGGTCTATGGAGTGGTTCGAGATGATGCAGAACCGCGAACAACAGCCGCCGACGGGTTGAACCATGCCCCGCGGTGGTGTTCAGACCTCGCTTGCCGGCATGGTGCAAACGCTGACGGCGGCATTCCGCGGCCGTCAGTCCGGTGCGCCCGGCAAGGGTGCGCCGGTCTACAGCTATGCTAGTAGCCAGAACGGCGGCGCCCAAGACATCACGCAGTTCGCGCCGGTGTTTCAGCCGAGTGGCGGCTTGTTCGCGCCGGGCTATCCACTGGTGCCGGTCGATTACGAGCGCACCCGCCGGTACAACTTTCCGGTCGGCATTAATTACATCTACACCCCGCGGTCGTTCGAGCCGATCGGCTTTGCCGAGCTCAAGGCGCTGGCCAATGACGACATCACGCGGCTGTGCATCGAGACGCGCAAGGACCAGATCGAGAAGCTTGGTTGGACCATCAAGCCGCGCGACGAGGAAGCCACACAGAAGGCCGGCACCGACAAGCGCATGAACCAGCTGACCGAGTTCTGGCAGTATCCGGACGGGATCACGCCATTCGGGAGCTGGTTGCGCCAGTTGGTCGACCAGGTGCTGGTCACCGATGCACCGGCCCTCGAGCCGCGGCTCAATCGCGGCGGTGACATCATCGGCCTCGACATCATCGACGGTGCCACGATCAAGGTGCTGATCGACGATACCGGGCGGCGCCCGCGGCCGCCGGCACCGGCGTTCGAGCAGATCATCCACGGCCGGCCATGGGTCCTGCTCGAGGACGGCACCCGCGCCAACACCGAGGAAGGCGACGTCGTCGGCCAGTTCACCGACCAGCAGCTGATCTACTTCCCGCGCAATCCGCGGCCGGACCACCTTTATGGCTTCAGCCCCGTCGAGCAGATCGTGCTGACGATCAATACCTCGATCCGCCGCGGCATCATGCAGCTGCAGCACTTCACGGTGGGCAACATTCCCGCCGGCATGGTCAATGCACCGAACGGCTGGACCGGCGAGCAGATCGCGCGCTTCCAAGATTGGTTTGACTCCAAGCTCAGCGGCAACACCGGCGAGCGCACCAAGCTCTTATGGGGCCCTGAGGGCGCCAAGTATCAGCAGATCAAAGAGCCACCAATCAAAGACGACTTCGACGAGTGGCGCGCGCGGGTGATTTGTTTTGCGTTCTCGCTGCCGCCGACCGCCTTCACCCGTCAGGTCAACCGGGCAACCGCCGAGACCGCGCAGGAAGCCGCCCTGGAAGAGGGCCTCGCGCCTCTGATGATCTGGGTCAAACGGCTGATCGACAACGTCATCCAGCGCCGCATGGGCCACCCGGACCTCGAATTTGCTTGGTCCGACGTCAAGCCGATCGATCCGACCGACCAAGCCGACATGCTGGTCAACCTGGTGGGCGCCGGGCTCAACACGCTCAACGAGGCGCGCGACCAGCTGGGCCTCGATCCGGTCGAAGGTGGCGACGAGATCCTGTTCAAGACCGGCACCGGCCCGGTCACCCTGGACAGCATCCTCAACCCGCCCGAGCCGCCGCCGATGCCGGCACCGGGCGGCGCGCCGGGTGGTCCGGGTGGTCCGGGTGGTCCGGGGCAAAATGGGCAAAACCCTGGAGCCAAAAACGACCCGGGTGAGCCAGGAAAACCGCCAAATTCGCGCACGCAACGGGGTAAAACCCCAAGCCCGCGGGCGGGCGGCAAAAAGCAGCCGGCGAAGGGCAAACCCGGGCAGCAACCGGAGAAACCCGAGGGCGGCGCCCAACCGAGCGGTGCCGGCGGAAAATCGCCGAAACAATCGCCGGCGAAGGCCGGCACCAAGAAAATCGCCGGGGTAGGCAAAGTCGCCACCGACCCTCTTCGCCAAGCGGCGGGAGAGCCGCCGCAACATAGCCTTGCTGGACCGCACCAAGACCCGGTTGCAGCGGAGGCTCGAGAGCTTCTTCAGCGCGCGCGCACACGAGGTGGCGCGGCAACTGGCGAAGGAGATGCGGCTGGAGGGCTGGGAGAGGCTGTAGACCTGCCGCCGCCGTGGCGCTTGATCAGCGGCATCGTTAGCAAAGCCGGCGACACGATCAGCCAGGACGAGGCCGACTACACCGAAGACGGTCCGGTCGAGGCCGAGCGCTGCCTGCATTGCACGATGTTCCGCGCACCGGACAGCTGCACGCTCGTCGAGGGCGATATCCATCCCGAGGGCCACTGCCGGTTCTTCGAGGCGATCACTGGCAAGGCCAGTGGTCACGTCGATTCCGAGAACGCGCGCCCGGTTGGTCTGCCGCTGGCTGACGACATCCTTGAAGCTGACATTCAACACATCGCCTGGCAGATCATTCGCGATGCCATGGCACGGGGCGAGCTGCCGAAGACCGAGACGCGCACTGTG